GCTATTAAACTTCAACTTTATCTTATTGACAGAAATGACTATCAAGATAAATGCACTGGCATGGGATTTCCCATCCGACCTTCAAAAAATAATTGCTCATTTTTCAAAGTCAGAAAAGGAATTATTTCTTCGTTGTCTTGCGATTCGTAAGGAACATTACTTGAATGTATCGATTCCGAGAAGTAGCAGAGCCAACAAAGTTTTGGTAAAGAATGGTTCTAATCAACTAGTTATTTTAGATTTACAAAATATTTACAACATGTTGATTAGTTTAGAGCGAGTATTAATTTTATTCCATATAGGAAAATCAAATAAAGCTCTAAAGAATACTTTCCTACGTCTAGTTCTTGACTCAGAATGTGATTCAACCAAAGTGAAGGAGAAAATTAAAAGCCTATCGACGGCTGTCTATAATAAAAGGGCCTCCCTATTTTTTTGCGGGCATTATTATAGATCTTTTCATGATTTAGTCCGATATCTCAGACTAATGAAACAAATCGATAAGATCGTACAGATCAGTCAATTGATTTCTAAATGCGCTAGATGCTATGTACACTCAGATCTTCAGATTCTCTTGAAAAAGGAATCAATGGAGACTGTTTATACTGCAAATATTGCAAGGAAAGAAAATTTGACTGATCGTCTTATCTATGTTTCAAAGAGATTATTAAGACTTCTATTCAATAATCGTCTATTTTCGGCGACAACGCCAGCGAAATTTACGAACAGTTCTTTCGAGAACAAACGTTCAGAAAATTTCACATATTCTCTAATTAAAGAGAAGTATGGAAAATACTCATTAGCGGATGAAGAATTATTCGGATTTAAGATTGAGAAGGGTCAGGTGACCACCGTTCGAAGCCAACGATTGACGATTGGAGACTATTTTGAAGATTATTATTATACAGATGTCTCTAATCATCATACCTCTAAAGTTAAAGTGGAAATTGTTGATTCAAAAGGAAAACTTAGAGGAGTAACTAAGAGTGATCGAGTTACTTCGTTGGTGTGTAGTAGGATACAGAGGATATTTTTTGATCTTATTTTTGAAAATAAGTTATTTGAGTTTACTTCTTCAGAGGTAAATATCGAAGCACTTTCGAAAATTTTGAGAAGAAAAGGGAAAATTGTATCCGGGGACTACACGGCTTGTACAGATCGCTTTGATCCGGCGTGGTCAGAGGAAATAGTTAAATATAGTTTCAACTATATAACGGGGCTAAAGAAAAAAGAAAAAGAAATTATTGTAAATTCTTTTAGACCCTTGATCTGTATTTCAAGACGCAAGCGATATCGATTGACCACTGGTCAATTGATGGGACATTGCCTCTCCTTTCCATTGCTATGTATTATTAATCTTTCTATTTACATAATGTCTAGATCCTTAGCGGAGCAAGAGATAATCTTGCAATCACCGGTTAGTATTATGATGTTATCGAAGGAATTAAGAATAAATGGCGATGATATTATATTTCATACATTTTTTACAAATCATAGAAAGTGGAAATATACAGTCACGAGCACTGGTTTGGAAATTAATGATATCAAGACACATGTAGATGAATTCGTATGTAATTTGAATTCTCACTACTTTGTGTTTATATGTGGTCAATGGGTTCAGCTTAACAGCTTAGATCCCACACTCTTGATTTCATGTTTTTTCGTAAAACATATGCTCCGGTCCAGAATTACAAGGTACAAGAACATGATGCCTTGGGAACTGCCTTATCTATTACAGGAATCAATCAAATTAGGCAGAGAAGATTTTGATTTAAGAATCATTCGTCTAGCTCGTAAACAATTCAGGTTAAATTATACATCTGTGACAGCACATCCTGATTTTGGAGGTATGGGTATTAGCATTGTCAATCAGACGATGACTAATTTTAATAGATATATATCTACTAATCCATCTTTCCTCGAAACCGATCAAACTTTTAATTATTCATCGCGCTATGGTGTTCCTTTTTCTAGAATTCTCGGAGGTTATGAAACATTACCCGAAGAGAAAGAAGACTTAAGGTCACAGAGAAATGAATTTAAAAAATTAAGACAGTTGAAAGGAAATTTAGATTGGAAATATAATCCCCAATACTTCTCGTTTCGGCCAGATAAAGATTTAACAGTCGGATTTCCAAAATTCGAAGTAGCCGTCAAAGGTGAAATGTTATTTGGATCGATGACAGTTCGAACTGAAGAGTCCGAAAATTTTGGTTCGAAGTTAAATCTAGAAGATTTTATAAAATCATCTGAAAGTATTCAACCCAGTCAGACTTATGGTCCCGGCTATCCTAAGATAGTAAAAAGGACCTACAAGAAGAAGGTCGAAAGCCCCCGCCCAAAGAAGCAGAGAGAAGAATTTGAAAATGCGATGGCTCGAGAAGAAGATACAAAGGGTATGTGTTTTGTTACATCTTCATATGACTACTATCATTTTTATGATAATAAGAGTGATTTTACTTATGAAGATTTACAAGTCAAATACAGTTTTGTTTGATCTCGACGACTAGATATAGTTGACTAGT